TATCCTCATAGTGCAAGGCAACTATGTGTTTACAGAACGCATAGGGAGAAACCACCTTGACGCAAGGCGTAACTAACTGCGTTCCCTAGGATTCTTTAAATCGTATAATCCAATAATTTTTTTGACTTTATCGTAAACAGAATAAGCATCTATTTTTTTAGTATCTAAATAAACTAATGCTTCTTGTTCTAGCATATACCTGTGTAATACTTTTTCTAGTATTAATACTTCTTCAGAACTTAGTATTATGCTGACTAACTTTCCATTCGTATCTAGCTTCTTCGGCATTATCTATATGCTCCTGTATATCCTGCGGTAGCGTAATACCACACGCAGTTATTCTTGCTAGAAACTCCTGTTGTTCTATCTTACATTCAGCATAGTCAAAGTGAGCTTTATCTAGCTCGTCTTGGATTGTTTGTTTGTATCTTCCCATCTTTGTTTTCTTTCTAATTGTTGCATTTCTATTTCTTGTCTTATTGCTCTATTGATATCATCAACCATAGATATGTTTTCTTTCATCAAAACAATACCATAGCCAATCATAAATGCAATTATTAGTAGTATAATAAATGTCATTAGTTCCACCATTTCTTGTCAGTTTCTTCACGTTTAACTACCTTGTATGGTAGCTGAACAGTCTTTGGCATATACTTTGCAACTGCAAAACAAAGTCCCAAGACTATTCTTATTGGTAACATAATTGCAAACCAAATCCATTTGGCAGCAACATTCATCAACCAATTCTGTATTTTATATAACATATCTGCTCCTTTAGTTTCTTGTGTATTCATATAACTCCAATCTTATTTTCTTATCAGCAGGTGTATTATGATTATACAATCTTTCTAGATTTACTATAAAATCATTTCTACTACCTTGATTCTTCAACTTAGCTGAGAAGTTTTTAAGTTTCTTTTCAAACGTCTTCCAACTAAATTTAGGGTGCTGCATAAGAACTATCATAGCCAATACAAAAGATCTTTTCTTATAGTATTGAAAGTATTCACCTACTTTGTTTATAGATCTAGCCCAAGTCTTACCTTGTTCTAGATTCTTCAAAGTAAACTTACCATCTTTAAACTCTTTTAGTTCTTTACTTGCACAATAACCTTTGTCATTTAGCATAGCTATACACTCTGATAATCCAAACTCATAAGTTCTATGAAACCATTCTAGTAACTCATAGTCGTGATTACCTAGTTTAACGTGGGACATTAGATATTCTGTAAGTGTCCATTTTCGTGCTACCGAATTTAGTTTACGTACATCTTCTAATGTAACATTGTCTTTTACAATGTATAATATTGGTCTACCTACAATCTTGTAAGCTTCCAATCTATGTTGTCCTTCAACAACATTCATCTTTTCATCTACAATAATAGGTACTTGCAAATCTTTTTCTTTAATAGATTCTACAAGTCTTCTTACGTGTAGTTCAGTTATAGCTCTATTACCTTTTAGGTATTTAAATAGACTATAGTCTGTTGTTTTATATATTTTATTCTTATCCATTTATTCCTCCTTATAGGTTTATGAATTTCGGCAGCAACGCCAGTGGGTTTACAACGCCGAACGATAAGTCGTTTTGTACTTTAGAACCATTCTAAAATGCCAATAACGATAAAAAAAACCCAGCGTCTATTACAACGCTGGGCTTTGCCTCCTTGTTGAATATAACTATTTACCAAGTGCTTCCTTGATTCTAGCTATATTGTATTGTTTCATCTCATCAGAAACATCTTTAACTGCACCTGCTTGTTTACTTTTGGGAACAAATTTCTTCTCAAAAGCAACTTCATATGCAAGGTGTAGTTCATTAACAATCGTTTCTGCTCGATTGATATTCAACTGCTGAGCATCACGTCTGAATATAAGCTTATCTACATTGAGCTTAGATATCTCATTACCAACATCTTCTCTCAATGCATTTTCCATAAGCTTCATAGTCTTATCCAATGAATTATTACATTGTTCCAAATGTCTTTCGAAACAACCAATAATAGAATTGGCATTCCATTCAGCAATCATAGCCCAATCTTTTTCTTGGGCAAATGGTGTAATCATTGTTCTAAACAATGTCTTAACACCTTCTTTGATATCAACAGAATCTAAGACATCAGACATAGCATCTAGTCTTGAATCTGAATAATCAGCACTATTTACTTCACTAGCTAACATATATTCCTCCTTTCACTAGAGTATTTAACTCACTATCAACTTCAACTACCTTAGTAGTATCACCTTTGATAGTAGCTTCTTCTTTCAAGCTATACAACTCATTAACTCGCTTTTTATTAGCTTCGTCAACGATTAGCTCATAGTATTTAACATAGTCCATAATAACCTCCTTGTTGTTAGACTAACGTCCACATAACGTGGTAGCGTACATCAACCGAGGGGGTTACCGCAGGGCAATGCGACAAGTGGATCGCACACTATCTAGTGCGTCCATCTTGTTGCATTGAGGCAACAGCCGACCTGCAAGGGGGAGTCCTTGGTATGATAGCGTATCACGTGTGTGTGGAGGGTCCCATAGCATAACGAGGCTAATCGCAATCGTAAGATTGCAGAGTGCCGAGTGGTTTCTTCCTTGTTCTATATCAAGAAGAAAATGCGTATGGGTGTATGCCCACAGCGAAATGCTTCCTGCATTTTGCGAGGACATTCTTTTTTGCCGAAGGCAACCATATATAGTATTGTGAGTATAACGAACAACTAAAGTGCTGTATTTGTTCTTGACACGTAGCTTTTTTAAAACTACGTACAGTTAAGGGCAGAATATAATTAGTTATGAAAGATGATCTTACAGACAAACAAAGACAGCTCGTTGATACTATCGTAGCAACTGGTTGTAGTATAAAGGAAGCTGCTGAAAAGGCAGGATATTCAAGCAAAGGAAGTAAAGAGGCAGCGAGAGTAAGTGCTTCTCGCACACTACGTTTACCAAAGGTACAGAGTTATATGCAACAAAGAATTGCACAAACTCTAGGACTTGGTGCAGTAAGTGCGAGTAAAAGACTTATCGAGCTGTCGACTGGAGCTAGAAGTGAATACGTACAGCTAGAGGCAAGTCGAGATATTCTCGATAGGGTAGGTCTAAAAGCCCCAGATAAGATCGCCCATAATCTACAAGGCGATATAAAGATTAACATAGACTTATCGTGAGGCGTTGGTACGCACACCCACTCAGTAAATCGGTAGATTTAGTGGGGGTGGGCGAAACCCACCAGCCTTGGCTGACGAGGCGAGTGCAACAGACAATAAGGTCTTAAAAGGTACATATGGCAAGAGCTAAGTTTAAAGATGTAGCAATACACGAAAGAATCCCAAAGAAGACTAGCATAGGGCGTAGACCAAAAAAGTCTTCTATGAATAAGCACAAAAAGAGATCTTGGAAAGCTTACAACAAACAAGGACGTTAGTGCGTTTCAAATATTTTTTATTTTATATAGGTTAGATCCTTTCAACTTAGGAGGATATATGAACTATAAAGTAAGAATATGGAATAACGATACTTTGAAAAAAGAATTGGTATATTCCGCAGATAATGATATACAAGCAATACAGATGGCTAGTGCAGCAACACCAGATGGTTGTAGATCAACATATGAATTAACAAAGGAGAAAGAACCATGTATGGAAAAAAATCCTATGGAAGCAAATCAAAAGGAAGCGGTCTAACAAAAAAACAAAAGACACTTCCTCCTGCTTTAAAGAAAAAGATAATGGCAGCTAAAAAAAAGAAAAAGTAAATGGCTACCAAAGCAGAAAGAAAGCATATGGATAGAGTAGCTCAACTTGGTTGCTATGTATGTAAAGCACCTGCTACTCTACACCATATTAGAAATAATGGAAGTGGTAATGTTGGTATGGGTAGAAGATCCAGTCATTTTGAAGTAATCCCTTTATGTTATGAACACCATCAAGGTAATACAGGAATACATCTAGATAAAAAAAATTTTGAAAAAAAATATGGTACAGAAAAAGAAATACTAGAAAATGTATTACTTATGGTAGAAACAGAGCTATGTCGTTCCTCAATAATTTAAGTTTAAAAGATCGTAGAAGATTACGAACAATAGTTAAAGCAACACATTTAAAACATTATCCTACACATATGATTACTGACTATGAAGCAGATAAGTTAGTAGAAGCTTTTGGCGAGGAAACCTTATACAAGATGCTAAAAGCAAATGTAGGAACTAATGTCGATTAATTTTAAATATAAACCAGATGGTCAAACTCTAAAAGAGTTTATGAAGTCAGATGACTTCTTTAGAGGATTACGTGGTCCAGTAGGTTCTGGTAAATCAGTATCTTGTTGTATAGAAATATTTAGAAGATCTTTATTACAACAAAAAAATCCACAAGGTGTACGTAAATCTAGATGGGCAGTAATAAGAAATACAAATCCACAGCTGCGAACAACAACAATTAAAACTTGGTTAGATTGGTTTCCAGAAGATACTTGGGGTAACTTTGCATGGTCTGTTCCTTATACACATAGAATATTAAAAAATGATCTAGATATAGAAGTTATATTTTTAGCATTAGATAGACCAGAAGATGTTAAGAAACTATTATCATTAGAGCTTACAGGCGTTTGGATAAACGAAGCTAGAGAAATACCTAAATCAATTATTGATGCTTGTACAATGAGGGTAGGTAGATACCCTTCTATGAGAGATGGTGGTGCTAGTTGGTATGGAGTTATTGCAGATACCAATGCACCAGAAGAAGATCACTGGTGGGCTATAATGTCTGGTGATGTTCCTGTACCAGATCATATTTCTAGAGAAGAAGCTCTTATGTTAATTAAACCAGATAACTGGAGTTTCTATTCACAGCCATCTGCTATGCTAGAAAAAAAAGAAAACAATATGACCATAGGATATA